AGCGACCCACCTGTTGCAGCCGAGTAGACCAGAAAAGACACGCGCATTGCTTCGCCAGCGCGGCGGCCCAAGCGGCTCCAATCCCAACGCTTGCGGAACTGCAATCCGCTGGCCAGTTGCGCGACCGGCGTCTTGATCGGGATATTAGTTGACGCCTGCGTCCACGTAATCGCGCCAGACTGGCTGTACCAGTTCCACCCGCCGAGTGTTGGCAGGTCATAGGTATTTCGGTTGAAGCTATCGTACAGGATGTTCGGGGCGCGCACCGATGCGGCGTCGGTGCTGGCCGAGGCCGCGCTGGCAGCGGCTGCTGCGGCCAACTGCGCGGCAAGGGTGGTGCTCTCACCCAGCAGCACCTGGCGCGGGGTTCCATCAAGAGTTACTTGCACCATGGCTCAGACCTTCCCGAGAAGAATGAAGGGCGCGCCGAACAGCAGCGATTGCGTGCCGCCCGAGGGTGTGAACAGGAAGCTGATCGGGAAAGTCTCCACCCCGTCGCCGTCGGTATCGGCGGGCAGCGCGCCGGTGGAGTTGGCACCGGTGCCGCTGGCAAGGCTGGCTGTCCACGTCGTGTATCCGGTGACCGAATCGTAGCTGGCCGAACTGACGGTGAGCGTCACCAATGCGGTTGCGGCATCCGGTGTCGCCCGGATCGAGGCTGCGATCGTGCCGCCAGTCCAGTCGCCCGCCATCACGATCGGATAAGTGAAGGCGAGGCCGCGCGTGGCGGTCGGAACTTCGCTATCGGTGAGCGATGCACCGCCCTTTCCGGCCGCAGCGAGCTGCTGCAGCCAGTCGTCAAATGCTGTTTGCATGTTTGCTCCTATGCGGCCTTGAAGCCGATCACGGGGATGATGGTGCTGGTAATTTGCGCCAGACTATCGGTGGCATAGCTGCCGGTCAGGGTTGGCCATGTGCCGAAGGTCTGAGACTTGGAGTAGCCGCAAAGCGACGTAGCCGTGCCGGTCATCAGGCCCGTCGCAGTCTGCGCTGGTACGGTCTGCGCCACGCGAAACTGAGAAACGCTGACCGAAAGAAACGCGGCGGTCGCGGCGGTGGTATCCTTGTTGGTCGCCGCCCAGTATAGACCTGCCTTCAACGCCAGAGATGGGCCTGTATCCTCGATTGTCGCCGCACTGGTAGTCGATTGACTCGAAGAACTGTAGAGCGCCGCGCCGGTCGGCAACCGCGTGGTAGTGTCAGCGGCATAGAGCGCCATCTGGAACAGGCCGCTCGCCGCCGCCGTCGTCACGCGCGCCAGCAGGCTGTCGATCGTGGTATCGGCCAGCAGGAGGAACGGGTGAAAATAGATCGTGTTGCTGGTGTTGGCTGAAGGCGTCGCCGCCACACCGATGCCATCCGCCAGATAATAGCCGCCCGCCGCATAGCCCGGATGCCCCGGCCAGAGCAGCGTACCGCTGGCAAGTGACAGGCCGCGCCCCACGGTGATTTCCTCAACCGCTCCGGTGCTGGCCGTGGTGCGGCCGAGCAGCCGCGCCGTCGCCATGGTGAGACCGCTGCCGGTGATCGCACCCGGTGCCACGCTGCCCGCGTTCCAATAGGCCAGCGAATTGTAAGCCGTCGTTCCGTTGCCCAGCTTGGCTTTGCCGGTGTCCGTTTCCACCACCAGCTCGCCTGCCAATGGCACTTCGTTGACGCTGGCAAGGTTCGCTGCGGTGCCGCGCCGCAGCTTAAACCGGATCAGAATGTCGCTCACGCGACGACGCCGCCGTCATAGATCAGCCCATTCTCGGGATTGCGCACCCAGCCTGCAATCTCGTCACGGTCCGCGCCCGTCAGCACACCGCTAACCGCGCTCGGCGGCGTGCCAGTGGCGGCGAGCGCGGTAGTGTGCTTGCTCGCCGTTTCGCTGCGCAGCGTCACCTTCACGGTGAAGTTCGCCGGATCAAGCTCGCGCTTCAGCACGATGCAATCGGCATCGAGGCCCAGCTCGGGCAGGGTGACGTGATAGCATTCGCCCGGACGGACCATGCGCCATTCCGGGTTCAGCACCAGCTCGATCGGCCCTTCCTCGCGGCTGTTGAGGATGCGGTAGCTGGCAAGCTGCGCCGCCTGGTCCGCGTCCTTCACCAGATTGAACGGGAATTCCTGCCGCCGCTGCTCGCCGTCCGCCGTGACAAGGCTGCTCATCACGATCGGCTCAAGGCTCACCAGTTCCCAGTTGCTGCCGGGATCGACGCATTTGGGCACCACCGCGTTGATGCGCGCCGCATAGGGCTGCATCTTCGTGGTCGAATAGTCGCCCTCCGCCAGATCCTCGCGCGTGATCGTGGCCAGCGCAAGTTCCGGCGCATCATAGCGCACCGAAAGCAGCGCGCCCGAAAACACCGGCTCGGCCCCACCTGCAATGGCAATTTCCTTGAGGTTTGCCCAGCGGTCGCCCGGCTCGAACACCCGCCCGAAGATCGTCCAGTCGTTCGCGTCGCAGACGTTCGCCCAGGCGGCAACCGCGGTCCAGTCGATCGCATCGCTGGGAAAGCCGCAGCCCATCACCAGCTTGCCGTTCTGGTAGCGGCCATAGGCATACATCGCGAAGTGGAGCGCCGGGTTATCGCTCCAGGCATAGGTGCTTTCGGTGCCGATCCGGTGCGCGCCCGATCCGCCCGGAAAGGTGCTGTCGAGCCGCGGATCGTAGACCTTCACCCATTTCCCATAGGCACCCATCACCGGCAGGCCGGAGGCGAACTTCTTGCCCTCCTTGTCGAACTTCACGTTCCACGCGATGGCCGCGTTGCCGGAGAGCTTGGCCGAAGAATCCCAACCCGGCGCACCGCTCCACGTCAGCGCCAGCGCGGAGCTTTCCGGACAAGCCCCCAGCTGCGTCGATGTGCCGAGGAAGCCCGAATAATAGCCGCTGCTTGGCACGCCATAATCGAAGCGCGGCGCGATGCTGTCGATCGGGCCGTGCCCGCAATAGACGTCGACAAGCAGCCGATATGGGTTCGGCACATCGTCCACCGTGCCGCCATAGGCGCGGTCGTACCGGCGAACCCCGCCGACATAGCCTTCGCCCATCACATAGGGCCTCGGCGGCTCGACCTCGATCACCACCTGATTTGGGCTACCGCGCGCGGGTGGCGGTTTGGCCAGAAGCTGCGCGCCGAGACCCGCTACTGAGGCAACGACGCCTGCAATGGATGCGATCGTGCTCGTGCTGGCACCGAAGATCGTGGCGACACCCGCAACGCCCAGCCCGGTCGCAACCAATGCCACCGCGCCCGCAACAACCGCGATGATGCGCAGAAACTTGCTCATGTCCGCCAAGCTCCAATTGCCATATCGAGAGGCGCTTCCACTTCGATCAGGCCTTTCCAGTAATCCTGATGCCAGCCCAGCAGCTTGTGCCGCCCGGCGCAGACCGTGATCAGATCGAACCCTTCGTCGCCCGGGAAGACCGCCAGATCGCCCACCAACATCATCGCCGGGGCAATCCGGGTCAGGCCGGGCTGGGCATCCAGCATCGCTGCCACATCGCTCCAACCGCGTTCGGCTAGCGCCCGCTTCGCCCCGATCGGCCCGCGCATCCGGGGCAGCGTTTCCACCTTGTGCCCCATCTTCAGCAGATGAAACCGCGCCATGTGAACGCAGGTGACGCCCTTCTTCCAATCGAAGGCCAAGGGCCGATACTTTGCCAGTGTTGCCTCTGTGGCGCGCTTGCGGCGGAGGAGATCGGGTTCGCTCATCTGAAGCCCCCGCCAAGCCCCCAGGTGAACCTCCCCACCGGAACCTGCCCGCTCGTCGCCACCGCTTCCGCGCCCCATGTTACCGAAACCGTCAGCCCGTTGGCCTGGTCATGCCCGGTCTCGCCCGCCCAGATCGATTTGTGGAACGTCGGCGAAAGGCTGTTGCCCGAAGCGCGGTTGAACAGGCGCTCGGCCATCGAGACCACCGTCGTCTCAAGCTCACGACTGTCGCGGCCCAGCTTGAGCACCGTCTGATCGAGCTGCCCGTCAAACTGCAGCCCCGGCGTGCCGACCACCGCCGATGTGGCAGGATTGACCTCGGCAATCCAGAACCGCACCCGCGTCGTTTGAAACCCCGGCTGCGAAAGGTCTGCCGGTGCCGCGCTGCCCGCAGGCAGAAGCGTCATCGTCAGCGCGGGCACTTCATCGCCCACGCCTTCGCCAAGCGCCTCGATCGCGCCCATCGTGCCAAAGGTCGCATCGCGCGCGCTGAACGTCTCGCTGCCCCACTTGACCAGCCCGCCATCGCACAGCCGCACGGTGCCCGTCGGCAATTCCATCTTGCAGAGCGCGGCCAGCGTGATCGCGCTCACCGCAGTTCCTCGATCACGATCGATGGCAGCTGCACCAGCTTGCCCACCGGGATCTCGAAATTGACGTCGCTGGTCAGCAGGCCCTCGATCACCGGCTTGGCGATCAGCACTTCCGAATTGTTCGCCAGCGCGCAGCGCAGCGGCACGCCGAGCGTCAGTATCGCCTTGCCGTCGCTCCCCGCGCGAACCGGCGTGGCCACGTCATGCAGATAGCGCACGCCGTCCGCATCGGTCACATTCAGCCAGTAGCCCTCGCGCGCCATCCAGCCGGGCGTGAGGCCCTTGAGCTTGAGCGTGGTGCCCGCGCTGTCCGTCCCGTCGACCACCGGTACGCCGGGGCTGCCCTGCAGGCCCTGCGCCAGCGGCATCGGCATGCGCAGCGCATCCGCCTTCGCCCGCGTCAGCCGCGCCTTGACGATGCGCGCGGTTTCCCAGTCCATCACCGGCAGCGAGAATTCCACCGAATAGCGGCTACCAAGCCGGTTATACCGCTGCGCCGGCGCGCCCGAGGCCGGGCGGATCACGAAGCCGAAATCCATCAGCATCGGCTTGGCGCTGCGCGGATAGACGGTGGCAGGCAACTCAATCATGCGAGCCGCCGCGAATTGGTGCGCGCGACCTTGTTGTACCCGATCTCACCCCCCGCACCGGCAATGGCAGGCGCGGCCCGCAGCACGCGGCCATCGACCACCACGTCGAAATATCTGCTCGGGATGATCTGGATCGACGAAGGCCCGCCGCCGGGCCCGGTGCCGTTCGGATAGACCTGCGATCCACGCGGCAGACTTACCAACTCCGGCCCGCGCTCGCCGACCATGGCGAGGCCGCCCGGGTGGAAATTGGTACCACCGGCATAGGCGGGCACCTTGTTTACTCGCGCCGCCAGCGTCTTGCCAAACAGCCCCGTGCTGGCGAGCTGCGTAAACAGCCCCACCGCCGAGCCGAGGATCGAGAGGAAATCGCCGCTGCGGATCGAGGTCGACATGTTCTGCAGCGCCGCAACGGTATCCTGCGCCATGTCGGCAAAGGACTTGGCGATGCGCACGGTGGATGCATCGGTTTGATCCGCCGTGTCGTTGGCGGCCTTGTTCACCTTGGATAGCGAGTTCTGGATTTCCTCGGTCTGATAGAGCAGCCCCTCGAACAGCGGCGTGCGCAAGCCGGGCGCCTGTGCAGCGATGTTGGCGATGTTGCTGCCGAGCAGCGCATTGCCCCCGGCAAAACCCGCCAGAGGGCCTTTGCCTGGCGTGAACGTGCCGGTCTTGCCCGGCAGGCGCAGCAGGGCGCCGCCGCTGCTGGGCACGGGCGCGGGGGGTGCGTTCTTCTTCGGATTGCCGTTTTCATCGAGCCCGTAGAGCCCGCCATATTTGCCCGCCGCACCCTTAGCGAGGATCCCGGCATCCTCGAGCTGCTTGACGTACTTCGTCAGCCCAAGGTCCGCCTTGCTCATTTCATCGGCAAAGCGGCTAATCCAGTTGATCGCCTGGCTCGCCTTGTCGATCAGCGTGCCGAAGGCATCGGCCAGCTTCAGGATCGAATCGGCGTTCTCTGCCACCGCGATCGAGATCTTCGCCGTGATGATCTTGTTGAGGCTGGCCATCTTGTCCGAAGCGGCGTCGGCCTTGTTGATCAGCGAGTCGCTCATCACGATGCCCAGCTTTTCGGCATCGGCGCGCAGCGAGTTGACGCCCTTGGCCCCGTCGGCCAGCAGGCTGCCCATCTTCATGCCGCTCTTGCCGAACAACTCGACCAGCACCGCCGCGCGCTCGGCGGGCGAGCCGAGCTTCTGCAGCGCATCGGCCAGTTCGGGGATGATGTCGCCCGCGTCCTTCACGTTGCCATTGGCATCGCGCACCGAAATGCCCAGCTTCTCGAACGCGGCGGATTGCTTCTTGCCGCCTTCCACCGCCTGCCCGATCGTGCGCGTCAGCTTGGCAAGGCCGGTATCCATTTCGTCCTGGCTGATGCCCACCTGATCGGCGGCATAGCGATATTCCTGCAGCGTCTTCGTGGTGACGCCCAGCTGCTGCGCCGTCTCACCGAGCGAGGCCGCATATTCGAGCCCGGCGTCGACCGCGCTTTTAAGCTGGCTGACAATCGCCGTCGCGGCAAAGGCCGAGGCGCCCGCCACCAGCGCCTTCGTCATCGAGCCGACCTTGAAGCCCGCGCGCTCGGCCTTGCTGCCCAGCGTGTTGACCTCGGCCGCGGCGCGCTTCGCCCCGCTTTCAAATGCAGCAGAATCGATGCCCAGCGAAATGCGAAGCTGGCCGATGAAGCTGCTCATTCGTCTGGTTCCTCAGGTTCGGGCGGCGCGGCCATGCGCGCCTGGGCATCAAGCGCGGCCTGCCAGGCGCGCAGGTTTTCGAGCCGCCGCTCGGCCTCCTCGGCCGGATCACGCGGCGGTTCGTCTTCATCCATCAGCACATGGAGCGCGGGGATCTGTTCAACGCGGGGCAGCACAGTTTGATGCCACACCATCCAGCCCCGCCGGCGGCGATAGCCCCGGATCATCGCGAAGACGGTACGCGGCGTTTCCAGCCAGAATGCAGCCGGCGTTCCCCCCGCCTCGCACCAGTTGGCCAGCACCGCATCCCAGTCCCACTCGGCGGGGTCTAGGCGTTTCCCCCCACACTGCCTTGATCGCCTTCGCTCTCATCCTTCGGCATCGCCGCATTGAAGGCCTTCTTGAGCGCGTCGGGAATCCCCTCGACCTTGGCAATCATTTCTGCCGCATCGGTTCGAGAGATCAGCCTGCCACCCGCTGCATGCAGTCCATGACGCAAAAGAGAGCTGATAAAGCCAATCCGTCGCCACAGATCCGGCGAAAGCAGCGGAACCCCGCTTTCGTCCTCAACTTCGATAAGCACACCCCAGTTGATGACAATCTTATGCTCGACTTCACCATCGTGGAACGAAGCCTCGCCTTTCAGCGGATTGGCCATGTCAGAGTTCCGGGCCCGAAAGCTTCATGCTCAGCTTGGCGGTCTGCTTGCCCTTCACCGCCAGGTTGTCGACCTGATAGCCGGTGATCACCATCGCGCGGGTGATGTTACCCGAGCCGGAGGCGGCGTTTTCGGTCCACTGCACATAGCCGTTGCCGCCGGCCGAAAACAGCGTGCGGATCGCCGAATCGGTGGTCGAGCCCTTCACATGGTTGATCGAGATCACCAGATCTCCGGGATCGAACACGCCATCGGCGATAAACTCCATCGCGCCGCCGCTGCTGGCGTGGTTGGTCACGTCGAGCGCATCGCGCGTCAGGTTCGGCGGCGCGATATCGAACACGCCGGCCAGCGTGGTGGTAGGCGGATTGGCATTGCCGATCTTGACGACGCTGCCGAACGATGGTGCTCCAGTGGGCATAGAGGCCTCCTTTATGAAATTGTGAACGTGTAATCCTGGCTGACCCGGTAGAGCCGCTGCCCCCCGTCCTGCTCGTCTTCCGTGGCGGTTACTTCGCTTTCGAGCATGCCCGGCCCGAACACCGAGCCGCCGAACGTGCCGCCGCTTTCCATCGCCGCGCGGACCGCCAGCGCCAGCGCATCGGCCTCGGCCAGCGTCTTGCCGTAGCTGTCGATCTGCACGCGCGGTTCATCGAGTCCGCTTGGCCCGCCGTGCGTCCAGTCGCGGCCCGGATCGATCGTGTTCAGGATCACGCAGGGGTAGCCATCCTTGCGGTTCTTCTCGAACCACGAAACCGCGCCGCCGACGATGGCCGCGACGCCCGCATTCGCCTCGATCCGGGCGCGCAGATCAGCCCGCTGCGTCATCGCGCAGCCTTTCCGCCATAGCCGATGCCGCGCAGGCGGCTGCCCTTGCCCTTGGCGATCCGCTCGGCCTCGCGCTCCAGCCCTTCGCCGAGCGCGCGGCCGATACGATCGAGCGCGATCTGCCCGCCCGCACGCTGCCACGCGAGGCGCATCCAGGGATAGGGCGGCAGGCCATGCGCCGGCGCGCCGAATTCCACAAACGCGCCGTAAACTTCGGGCGAGGTGCCGATCTGGTACGCATAGCGCGGCGGGCCCTTCTTGCCCTTGACCGTGCTCTGCCGGGCGCTTTTGCGCGGGCGATACTGCGCGATGCGCTTCACCTGCACCGAGGCAAACAGCTTTGACCGATCCCGCCCGCGATCGACCTTGACGATCACGTTCTTCGCCAGCAGCCCCGATTTCTTGCGCACGGTTTCGCGCGCGATAACCTGCATTTCGCGCGCCGACTGGCGCAGCGCGAACCGCCCGACCGATTGCGCCGACTTGGTAGACAGCTCAAGCAGCGCGGCATTGACCTCGCGCCCCCCGCTAAACTGCAGATGCTGGCGTGCCATCAGCCCAAGCTCGACGTTGCGGTGAATTCGAGCTCGCGCGGGGCAGGGGCGCCGATCGGGGCAATGCCCGTCACGTCCCACGCCCGCCCGTCGCATTGGATCCGGTCGCGCACCGTCACGCTGCGCGCGCCCGTTGTGGCGAGCACCCGGAAGGTCGCGGTCTGCACCGCCTGCTCGCCCGCCGCCGCGCGCCGCTCAGCGCTGGTGCCATAGCGCACCAGCGCAAAGCAGCTCAGCAGCGTCTGCCAGCTGCCCGGCCCTTCGCCGCCCAGCGCATCATCCCCCCCGGCATCACGCTCGAAGGTAATGCGCTGGTTGCGCTGTCCGGCCGGAATCATGCTCAGATCGCCACGCCGGGCGCGAGCAGCCCGATGCGCAGCACCGAGGTCGAGGTGGCGAGGCCGAGCAGCGCCGGATAATCGCCGGTGGTGTTGTCCGCCTGCGGCCGCACGCCGCCGGCAGTGCCCGAAGCGAAATAGGCCGCGCCCGCCACCAGCGTGCCGCCAATCGTGATATCGCCCCCGGTCTGATAGACCACCGGCTGCCCCGCCGCTGCCCCGTTCAGCGCAATGCCCACCGGCGTGCGCTGCCAGGCCGAGGCGCTGTTGACGTCGGCCAGCTTCACCGTGGCCGGCGTGGTGCTGTTATCCAGCGCGACCACCTGCCCCGCCGTGATCGCGACCCCCGCGGTCCCGCTGGCCGTCGAAGCATTGCTCCCGGCGATCACATTCGCCGCCGTAATCGAAATATCAGCCATGTTCGGCTCCTGTGTTGAAAGGGCTAGATCCTGATCACCCGCATCGGGCGCAGCAGCTGCATCGCGGCATCGGGCAGCGCGCCGGCCTCGCGGTTCATCCACCAGTTCGCGATCGTTAGCAGCACGGCCTGCGCGATCATCGGCGGCACGGCGCTGAAGCCGGTCTGGAATTGCACGGTCACCGCGTTCGGCACGCCGTAAGCGGTATCGGGCCAGATCGTGTTCGGATCGCGCACGATCGCCTGCGGATCGCTGACCAGATCGGTGAGGTAGTAACTCGTCGCCAGCGTCTGCGATGCGCGATTGGCATCGAGATAGGTGATCGAGACCACCGAGGTCACCGGGCCCTTGGGCAGGCTGATCGTGTCGACGAAGCCGGGCAGCGAATATTCCCAGGTCTGCGTGCCGATCGCTCGGCCCGTCACCGCCTCGGCCATCGCCGTCGCGGCGGCGATCCAGGCGTTGAACTGTGTATCCCAGTCGCTCGTCTCGACCGAGCAGTGCGCCTTGGCAGCATCCAGCGTCACCGCGCCAGCGCTCGCCGCCGTGATGAGTTTCAGCCCCAAGGTGTCCTCCAATCGAAAAGGGGCGAGCCGAAGCCCGCCCCTTCCTTCACTCAGCCGCGATCAATCAGGCCTGATTCGGCGCCGGGCAGATGAAGGGCTCACCCTTCAGCACATAAGCGCCGATCGGCGTGCCGGTACCGTGCGTGCCGCTAAAGTCCGCCAGCAGCTTCAGGTAGCGCTTGCCGCCCTTGTAGCCGAAGCGGAACACACCGCCCGACGAGAGCGCGGCAGTGAGCGCCTTGATGATGCCGTTCGAGGTGCCGGTCACGCCCAGCAGATCGGCATCGGCGACGTTGGTATAGGTCGAGTTGTCGTCCGAATGCGTCAGAACGAACTCGATCTTGTTGGTGCCGCTGAAGGTGATGCCGCCAGCGCCGATCGCGAGCAGAATTTCGGCGGCATCGTAGGTCTGCAGATCGACCGCAACAGGCGTCGTATCGGCCGAATAGGTCGCATTGACGATAAGCGTATCGACGAACAGGCAAGTGTGAATGTCCTGCATGGGAAATGTCCTCTTGATGTCCCCTGCCTTGCGCACGGGGAAGGAACCGGGCGGCCGCGATGGCCGCCCGGCAGATCAGGCTCGAATTGCTCGCGTCAGGCGAACTTGAGGGTCTTGATCGCCTCGAAGTTGACTACGCCGCCACCCACGCGCTTCGTCGTGTAGAAGTTGACGTAAGGCTTGTTGGTGTACGGATCGCGCAGCACGCGCGCCGCCATGCGGTCGTTGATCAGATAGCCGCGGCGGAAATCGCCGAAGGCCACCGAGTAGGAGTTCGGTGCGACTGCGGGCATGTTCTCGTCGGTCGCGACCGGTTTGCCGAGGATCGTTTCCGGTCCGCTGAGCGTCGGCGGTGCCCAGATGTACTGGTTGGTCGTGTCCTTGAAGGTGCGCACCGTGCCCATCGTCACGTCGCTCATGATGAACGTGCCGTTGGTGCGGTAACCCGGGCGCAGGGCATAGTGCAGCGCGATCAGGTTGTCGGCGCCGGCGGTGGCGAAAGCACCCGAGGTGCCCGTCGCGACAAAGCCGATCTTGCCCCAGGCGTAGGAGGCATTGGCCACCGGCGTGTAGGACAGGAAGCCCATCGGGCGGTTCACGCCGTTGCCGCTGATGAAGGCAGCGCCTTCCTGCTCGGCAAAGGTGATCGAGGTTTCCTCGGCCAGCCAAGCCGCGATATCGAGCGAGGCGTCGTCGAGAATACGCTGCGAGGCATAGGCGTTCGCATAGATCTCGCCGGCCGGCACGCTGATTTCCGAGAGCGTCGGCGTGCTGGTCGAACTGCGCGAGGCTTCCTCGCCGACCCACCCGGAGGTGGCGCCGCCCTGGCTGACCAGAGTCTTGTACTCATAGGAGCTGGTCGAGACGACGCGGGCAAGGCCGCGCATGGCCGAAAGGTTGGCCACGACGCGGGTGATCGTCGAATCCATTTCCTCCGGCAGCAGGAAGCCGCCATCGGGATCGGACTGCGAGGTGAGCGCGGCCTTCACCGCCAGATCCTTGAGTCCCGCCTCGACGTTCTCGCCGCCCTTGCGAAACCAGGTGTTGAACTGGCCGGCATAGGCCTGCCGTTCGGGCGTCTGAACCTTGCCGCGCAGGCCGTTGCTGGCCCCGCCGCTCAGCTTCATGGCCTCGACGGTTTCCTTCATGCCGTCGATCGCCTTGGTGAGGCTGGTCACATCGGCGTTGATGCGATCGACCTTCTCGTTGGTCACGACGTCGTCGCGGCCCTTCTCGATGGCCTTCAGGCGCTCGTCGTTGGCTTCCTTGAAGGCGGCGAAAACCTGATGGATCTCGGCAACCTTGGCATTGATATCGCCGAGGGTCGGCGCTTCGGCGCGCGCGGACATGATCCCGCGCACGCGAGTGGAAAAGTCAGTCATGATGGTTTCTCCAGTTAGGAAAGCATGGTGGCCCGCAGACCATCGAGGCTGCGGGAAAGCTCGCCTGCATCGCGCACGGCATGGGCATCGGGCGCTGCATCGCGCTTGCTCCCGATGGAATCGATCATCCGCTGCCGATCGGCGCGGGAATAGCCGGCCATCGCCAGCGCCTTTTCGGTCTGGCGGCGCACCGCCAGCGCCGGGTCGATCGCCGCGCGCGCCGATGCGGCAGCGGCATCGGCCGCGCTCATCTTGCCATCGGCAAAGCCCAGCTTCATCGCCTGTTCGGCGCGCATGAACGTCTCGGCGTCCATCAGCGCCTTGATCTCGGCCAGCTTGGCGCCGGTGCGCGCGTGGTAGATATCGGCGAGCGAGGCATCGAATCCGGCGAACACGGTCGAGGCTTCGGCCATATCGTGCTGGTTGCCCACCACCACGCCCCAGGCATTGTGGATCATCAGCTGCGCGCCGTCGCCCATCAGGATCGTGTCGCCCGCCATGGCGATAATGCTGGCCGCGCTCGCCGCAATGCCGAGCACCTTCACGGTCACTTCGGCCGGGTGCGCCGCGAGCATGTTATAGATCGCGATGCCCTCGAACATGTCGCCCCCGGGCGAGTTGATCGCCACAGTCACCGGGTTCGCGCCGACGCTGCGCAGCGCCGCGCCGATGCGCTTGGCCGTCACGCCTTCGCCAGACCAGAAATCCTGCCCGATCTGATCGAGGATCGAGATCGTCGCCGCGTCTTCCTCGCCGGCAGCCGCCAGCGGCAGATCCGCCCAGGCTACCAGCGCATCGGTCGGCGAATCCCAGTGGAAGTTCTTCGGCCGCCCCGAAAGGCTGGCCTGCGGCAGTTCACGCAGCGACATTGCTGTTTCCTCCTGCGCCGCCACCTGAAGTGCCGGCCGTGTTTGGCGGATCGTAATAGACGTCGCCCCCGTCGCGCGGGTTCTCGTCTTCCATCTGGCGCACATCGTTCGGGCTGTAGACGCCCCACTGCATCGCCTTCACGTAGGCTTCCCAGCGCGCCTGAATATCGCCGCGCACCAGCGCGTTGCGATTGAAGCGGGCGTAGATATCGGGGTTTGCATCCCAGTCGATCAGATCGGCGCCGAGCGCCTCTTCCCACATCGTCAGGTGGTCTTCGAGCGTGAAGGTGACGAAGGCCTGCCCCTGCGTTTCGAGCCCGGTGCCCCAGCTGGTGCCCTTGTCGGTATCGCCGATCATATGCGGCGGCACCCCGAAGAACATCGCGATATCGCCGCGGTTGAACTTGCGCGCCTCGATCCACTGGGCGTCTTCGGCGGTCAGCGCCATCTGCTGGAATTCGAGCCCGTCCTCGAGCACGATCACCTTGCCATCGCGCGCGCCGCCGCTGCGGTATTCATCCAGCTGGCTGCGCAGCCCGTCGACCTGTTCCTGCGTCAGCGTGCGGCCCGTCGGGAGCTTGAACGCGCCGGAGACATTCGCGCCGTTGGCAAACACCGTGCTGCCGTGCGCCTGCATCGCGCGGCCCTCGCCGATCGCCTCGCGCATGTAGGAAAGCGGCGAAAGGCCGGTCACCCCGTCAAGGCTCAGGCCCATCAGGTGCATCACGTCGGCTTCCTGCAGCACCTGGCTGCCGCCCGAAAGCGGCGTCCAGGTGTATTCGCAGGTGAAGTCCGAAAGCTGGCGCTTGGTCACCCGGTCCGGGTGCAGCGGGATCAGCGAAATCACATCGCCGCGCGCGCCGCGGATCTTGGCCGCATAGGCATTGCCGCGCAGCAGCACATGGCCCTGCATCATCCGCTTGAACTGAGCTGGCTTCTGCCACTTGTTCGGACGGCGGTTCATCAGCTTCCACACCGGATGCCCGGTCAGCGTCTGGCGCGTGCGATCGTCGACCCGTTCCTTGATCGAGACCGGCATGTTCGCCACCGCGCCGCTGATCAGCCGCACGCAGGCAAACACCGCCCCGACCCTCAGCGCCGTCTGCGCCGTCACCGCCTGCCCGGATGCGCTGATCCCGCTGCGCAGCATGGCATCGAGCTCGTCGGCGTTCGTCGCCGTGATCATCGTTCCCGTAGACGCCACCGGCATCCGCCAGCGCGGCTCGGCCACGACTTCGCCCGCCGGCGCCGATGCACCGAACAGACGGTCAAACCAGCCCATCAGATCACCACCAGCCCACGCGAAGCGTAGGGCGAGGCGATCTTGATATCAGCCACCGGGTTCGCCTCCATGAGCTTGGTCGCGACGAAGGCGGCGATCAGGGGATCGATCTTTGCCTTGCCGGAAACCTGCTTGTCGATCGCCACCGAGTTGCCCCTTTGCACTGCCTTCGCGTTGCTGACGCACCAGGACATCAGCCGGGTGCCACCGTGCGCCGCGCCGCCCGCTTCCAGCTTGCGCTGCAGCGTGAGGATTGCCGAATTCATGTTTGCCGCGCTTTGCGACACCGCTTCCACGTCAGCGCCGGCCTCAGCCGTCGAGAGCGTAAAGCCCGCCTCGGCCAGGGCATCGAGCAGCGCGCCGATGCAAGCCCGGTCGAGGCCAATCTTGCCTTCTGCCGGCATCAGGCCGGATTCCCGTACTCGCTTGCACAGCTGCACGATGGCAACGACGTCTTCGTCGTCCTGCCCGCGCTGAAGGGCAACTTCATCGCCTTCCAGCATCGCCGCAACATCGGCCTGGCTTTCGATCTGGCCCCAGAAGGTCAGATCGCCATCAGCCTCGAAGTCTAGCAGCACCGAGCCGATATCCTTGCGCAGCTCGAGCACCTTGCGATGCGCCCAGGCGTGGTTCCAGTAGAGCCAGACCTTCGTCGCCTTGTCGCGTCCCAGAACGCAGATCCCGGTCAAATCGTCCAGCCCGCCGCCATCGATCCCGATTACTGCGACCTCGCAGCGATCGAGCAGCACGTCGAGATCGCGCAGCTTGAGCCAGGATGCGCCTTCCCAATAGTCGGCGCCGATCCAGCGTTCGTCCTGCAGGCCGAGCCCGATCTGCACGTTGAGGTGCTGCGAGGCCCAGCGGTTCTCTTCCTCGCGTCCTTTCTCGACCGTTTCGGCAAACTGTTCGAGCAGCAGATCGAGGTGCACCGAGCGCCCGAGGTTGGGCAGCACCATCGACCAGAGCTTGGGATCGAGCCACAGCCGATCCTTGTGTGCCTGGATCTCCTCCGGAAATTCATAAAGCACCGGCAGTAGCGAGGCTGCCGCCGCCCCCGTCACCTTGCCGTCGCGAATCCCGCGCGCCAGCCTCAGCTCCTCGGCGAACACGCCCGCCGGCGGCTCGTCACTTTGCGTCGTGATCTCGAGCAGGAAGCCGCCCGGCCGCGAGACCAGGCCGCCCCAGATCTGCCCCCAGACCCGCTTGGCGTAGTGAACCTTGCCGAGGATATGCAGTTCGTCGATCAGCACGCCCTTGGGAATGTCGCCCGTCACCACCTTCTCGTCGAAGGTCTGCACCTTCAGTGTGGTATCCGTCTTTTGATCGAGGATCGTCTTCCGGTGCGACTGGACGTGGAAGCGATCCCTCAGCACCGGATCGGCCTTGATCATGCCCTCGGCCTGGATGAAGCCGCGGTCGGCAATCGCCTGCGTGGCGCCGAGCAGGCTGTACATCTGCCGCGGCTCGTCATCCATCAGCAGCGCCGTCAGCATGATCGCGGCCGAGCCGGTGGTCTTGTTGTTCTTCTTCGGAATCAGGTTCAGCAGACGGCGCACGCGGCGCCGCCCGTTTCGATCGAGCGAGCCGAACAGCGCCGCAACGATGTCGCGCTGCCAGTCGCCGCCCGCATCGCGCAGCATCGGATTGCCGACGACGTCGGGCAGGCGCAGCTTGTTGAAGATGCCGACCGCGCGCGCCGCCAGCTTCTGGTCAAGCGGCAGATCGGGGATCAGGCTTCGCCCCTCGCGCAGCCGGTCTTTCCAATCCGGACAGGCAAAGGTCCATTCGTTCATCGGCTGCCCGGCATGCTAGTTCGGGCGCGCAGTGGGGCCGATCAGGTCGCTCCAGTCCTGATCTTCCATGCCGGCAGTCCAGGCCCTTTCCCGCCGCTCTTCCTTGATGCCCTTGGGCTTCGGCTTGCCCTTGGGCGGCGTATCGGGCAGCACGCCGAGCCGGGCCTTGTCCATCCGCTTCAGCAGCTGCACCGTCGCGGCCGTCTTGCCCGCCTTCGACTGGCGATCGAGCCGGCCGAGCAGCTCGGCCTCGAAGATATCCATCGCGTGCTGGCGCGCCTTGCGCTCGGCATGTGTCGAGAAATAATGCCGGTTCATGGTCTGGGTCGCCATGCCGTGCGCCTGGGCAACCCGCGCCACGGACCAGCCCATGCCGAAGTGGCGGATCAAACTCTCAAAGATTTCAGTGTCTTTGGCGTGTTGCGGGCGCCCTCGGCACCCCTTGTTCGCGGGCACGGGATCACCGAGCAGGTCGAACGGCAGCCATCCCGGCCCGTCGCCTTTGCCCGAAACGCGCTTACCCAAGAAAAAAAGTCCCTGAATGAGAGGGGCAGTGGTTAAAGCCGGGCCATCGCCCCAGACTTTCGACCACCCCCCGCCGCTGCATCACGCCAGACCGGCGCGCTCGACCTTCGCCCTTGCCGTCTTCTTGCCGTGGCAGGGCGAGCACAGCAGCTCGACGTTGTTTGCGTCCAGCTCCGCGCCGCCGTCCTTAAGCTCGACCACATGGTCGCCATAGATCCGCACGCCTTCAGCGCCGCACTTCTCGCACTTGCGCCCGCGCATCACGATCAACCGCGCCACCAGCGCCCGCCACTCCGGCTTCAGGTAGAACGGCAGCGCCTTCTTAGGAGCGGCGGCCAGCCTGGCCGGCCTCGCCGCCAACCGCGGCTTGCGACCCGTCAGCTTCACATCGTCACCTCTCGCCGACTGTATCGATTCCTACCCCCAACAGACCCCGGAGACGAACACCCTAAATTTGCCCCCGGAAAGCGGAATGGGGTTGACACGTTCCGGGGTACCTTTTCCGCCATTCCTGCCGCTCAATACCCCGCAGGAAGCCCATCGAGCGCACCGCTCCGCACCGCCCACAGCACCGCCAGATCATCGAGCACCCGCCCATAGCGCACCCGCAAGCCGTCCGTCGTCTCCCCCGAGTCGTGCCCGCCCATGCATTCCCACACGCGCTCCCAGCGAAACCCGCCCGGCTCGTGCCGCGTCTTCATCGCCAGTACCAGGGCGAGCAGCGGACGGTTCGCCACCGCCACGCTCTCCATCAGGCAATCCTGATCGACGAACACCGCATCGCGGAGCGCGATCTCCCGCCGCCCAAGCCGCAGCCGTGGCCGCGCATCCGCATCGGCATAGTCCATCACCTTGTCGCGCACGATCTCCGGCCATCCCGATCGCGACCCGCTGGCGAGAAACCCGCGCTCCGGATCAGGTGAACAGCGCAGCACCACCCACGCCTCCATCAGCAGCTCCTCCATCGCCTCCCGCTCCGCATTTCGCCGTGCCATCGCCTTCTTCCCTCTTCTGAACAGTTCAACACAGATATTCATTTTGTCCGCGCGCCTGCGCACATGAAGCAAACCAATCGGGCGCAAAACTGTTCGGACTGTCGCAAGCCCCTGATTTTCAAGCCTTCAGACTGTTCGGGCAACTGTTCGAAGACTGTTCGGCGAACAGTTCGAAAGCCTCAGGTCACGCCCTCAATTCCCCGGAGGCAAGCCTCCCGAACAGTTGTTCGAACAGTTGCCCGAACAGTTCCTCGAACAGTTACGCAGCCGCGTCACGGCGCACCGAACGGGTCGGGATCACCAGGCTGCCAGTCCCCGCCATCGCCGTTCGGCCAGTCGCTGGCCGCCGCCGCATCCGCCAGATCACCATCCTTGCGCAGCCGGATCCCCGCGCGCGCCTTCTTGCCGCTCGGCAGCCGCACCACATAGATCTGCGCATCGCCCAGCGCCCGGCCGAACGTCGTCTGCGTCATGATGCGGTCTTCCTTGTCCCCGCGATCGAGGCAGAACTGCCGGAACGCCTGGTAGAGCGTCGTCGCCTCGGTCCGCGCAGCGGGATCGGTCACGTCGCAGCATTGCTCCATGAACTCGCCCAGCGCGCTGGAGACTTCCCAGAAGCTGTCCGTCGCCGCGGCCGAGGCGGCAGGCTGCGGGATCACCCGCTCGCCCAGCCAGTCGATCGCGCCGGCGATCATCCAGTTGAGGATGCCGGAAAGCTCGCCCGTCAGCCGTTTCTTGACGACGTCCACCGGCTCGTCTTCCACGCCCGGCGTCACGCCGTACTGGATCACCCAGGGATAGAGCTTGAAGCGCCGGCGAAACCCTCGATCGTCGCTTGGCGCCTTGGGCAGGTGATTGCATTCCACGATCAGCTGCCAGTGCGGCACAAAGCTCAGCTCGGTGGTCGCATGCGCCCCGCGCGCGATCATCTCGCTGCCCGTGGCCTGCTTGATGCGCTGGCCGTCCCATGTGCTGCCCTTCTTGGGCTCGTCGGCCACCACAAGGCGGATATCGCCCGCCAGACGCACAATATCGCTCTGGTGGCTGGCCGAGGCCTGCGATGGCCCCTCGAGGAACGTCTTGGGGTCCGCGCGCCGCGCATAGGCGCCGTGCAGTCGGCACATCACATCGTTGGTGACGCTCTTGCCGTCCTGCCCCTTGCCCTGAAAGATGTAGAACGCCTGGTCAGAGATCAGCGCCGTCAGCGTCATGCCATAGATCCGCTGCAGGGCCGTGCGCTGCACGGGATCGCGGTGCAGCTCGGCCATGCGCGCTTCCCACGCCGGCGCCGTCGCCGCGGCATCGTAGGCGACGCTCGCCACCTGCATGAAGCGATCAGACGCGCGGTGCCCCGGCTCGAACCGAACGCTCCACCGCTTGCGCGCCTTGCCCCCTTCAGGCTGGGTGGTTGCGGAGCGAAGCGAAGCAGAACCCTCTTGTTCTTCCTCAACGAACCGAATCGTACCGTTCGAACAGTGGTAAGCCAGCGGATCTGCGTCGAAGTCGCGCGACCACGCCTGCGTGATGAAGGGCGCTTCATCACCCTCACCGTCGCGCAGGCCCTTGAACTGCCCCAGCATCGCGCTGCACTTGGCCTGATCGCCAGACTTGATGCCAAAGGCCCACAGCTGCACCACGCGCTCGCTCGCCATGTCAGCGGTAAACTTGCGGCCATAGACCGCCGCCAGCTCGTCAGGATCGGCCTCCCGCAGCGCAGCTGCTTCCTCGGCAATCCCCATCGCCGCCTTCTGGGCATAGGCCAACGCCCGCGCCGGCCCTTCATCGGTCGACCAGCGCACGCCGTCGAACGCGATCCACGCACCCTTGCCGCCCTGCGCATCGGCCAGCCACAGCAGCCGCGGCCCCGATTCCTCGCGCGCCGCCTCCCATACGCGCCGGGCATTCCCGAGATCGTTCATCGGCAGCTTGCTACGCTCCAGGGGCGTCAAACGCTTCAAACCTCGAGCCCCCGCGCATCGATCAGAGCATGCATCGCGGCCTTGCGCCTGGCGCCTGTGCCAGTGCTCAGCCGCCGCGCGGCGACGTCGACCACCTGCGGCAGCATCGCCTCATTCAGCGGCCCGCGGATGCCCAGCGTGCGGCGATAGAGCACGCGGTTCATTTCCAGTTCCTCGCGCGCTTCGGGCCCGTTCTTAAGGTCGCTCTCGATCTCGAGCACAGTGGCGGTGATCGCCTTTTTCGAAAATCCCATCAGGTCGGCCAGCGCCATCACTTCCTTGATATCCTCGGTGATTCCCCGCCGCTCCTCGCGCAGGCGCAGGATCCGCTTGACCATCGCGATCAGCTTGGCCGCGCTGTCGCTCTCGCTTTCCGGAAAGACGTAATCGCCATCGGCCGCACGCATGACGGCATGCAGCGGCTCGGCCGAGGCGAGCACCGGCGCGGCCGAGATCTCTTTCTCGAACCGCGATCGCCACACCGCGACATACTGAAGCCGCGTCTCGTCATCGCCGATCGTGCCGGCCAGCTCCACCAGGTCCGCCCAGATCGCCGCCGTGCCTTCGGGCGAGCAGTCCCCGCCATGGTCCGCCACCACGCTATCGAACAGAAACCGATCGGCGCCCACCGCCTCGATCAACAGCGCCCCGATCGCCCGCGCACCCATGCCGCTCGCATCATTGCCCAGCAGATCGTCAGGATCCTTGCCCTCGGGCAGCAGCGCCACGGCCAGCGCCTTGCCGGGCCCGAAGTGCGGCAGCCCCGTCCGGCACGCGCGCAGCGCCGCCTTCCGCCCTGCAGGGTCGCCATCGAACAGCAGCACCGGACGGTGGTGCAGCCGCCAGCACCGCTCCAGCTGCGCTTCGGTCAGCGCCGTGCCCATCGGCGCCACCGTGGCCGCAAAGCCCGCGCGCGCCATGGCGATCACGTCGAAGTAGCCTTCCACCACCGTCAGCCGGTTCTCGGCGCTTGGGCGCGATGCCGGTGCCGCCCGGTGCAGGTTGAACAGCGTGCGCCCCTTGTCGAACAGCGGCGTCTCGGCGGTGTTGATGAACTTGGGCCGATCATGCCCGGTGCCCGCGGTTGCGGAGCGCAGCGAAGCAGAGCCACCGCCAGACTCCCCCCAGATGCGCCCGCCGAAGCCGATCAGCCGCCCGCGCTGGTCATGAATCGGGATGGTGATCCGATCGTGGAACACTTCGCGAAAGCTGCCATCATCCCGCCGCGCCAGCAGTCCTGCGGCAAGGCCCAGCTTGGCCGAGATCCCGCGCCCCTTCAGGCTGCCTTCCCGCCCGCGCGCATAGCCCAGGCCGAACGCCGCGATCTCCTCCGGGCCCAGCCCGCGCGCGCTCAGGTATTCCATCGCCGCGCCGGTCTCACCCAGCTGGTGGACGTAGATCCCCTGCGCCAGCTCAAGCGCCTCGCGCACCGTCTCGGCCTCGGCCGCACGCGCCTGCGCTTCGGGCGAAGGCGCCGGCATTTCCAAGCCCGCCGCCGCCGCCAGCTCGCGCACCGCCTCCATGAACGGCAGGCCGGCATGATCGGTCAGCCAGCGAAACGCATCGCCGTGCCACCCGCAGCCGAAGCAATGGCCGAAGCCCTTCTCGTCGTTGATCGTGAAGCTCGGCGTCTTTTCGTTGTGGAACGGGCAGCACGCCTTGAACTCGCGCCCGGCCTTGGTCACCTTCACGCTGCGCCCGATCAACGCCGAAAGCGTGGTCCGCGCGCGGATCTCGTCGAGAAAGGCGGTAGGGAGCGCCATCAGTCGTCCGCCTCGGGCAACAGACACTCTGCCGGCACAAAGATCAGGTTGCCTGTTGCATCATAGCGGAACACCGCCTGCATGTCGGGCTGCGATGAAATATCCACGCCCAACACAACCGGATGCAGCACCGCCTGCCGCAGCAACATCGCGTTGGCCCGCCGCGTGCCCCGTCGGCCTCGCCGCTCGGCTGCGCGACGGCGCCGCGCCTGATCCTTCCAGCTCACTGTTCCCAGTTCCCACCGATGCAGCACGCCACGTCCTCGATGCTGGTCACCAGCCCGTCGAAGTCTTCCTCGGCCGTCAGCACGTCGGCCATCGCGATCACGTCGCGCAGCGGCACGCCATGCTCGTCAGACAGATGCTTCAGCCACTCGAACCGGCTCTCGCAGCCCTGTTCGCGGTAGATCGCGAGGTCGATCGAGCGCTCCCCATCGATCCGCGCGATCAGCCGCTCGGTCGGGATCAGATCACCCATCATTCGGGGGCCTCATTCAGCAGGTCGCGGATTTCGCCGAGCTTGCGCTCCGCTCGCCGCACGTCGCAGCGCGGGCCTTGCGTTGAAGCGTCCACCGCAATCTTCGCCAGCGCGAGCACCTCGCGCGCCGTCGTATGGACCCGAAACCGCGGCAGAGCGGTGGGGCCAATATCCTGAAACGCCTCTGACATTTGCCGGTCTCCCTAGACCCGTATCGGCATCAACACCTGCACAAGCCGGGCTTCGTCTTCCCCATTCACGCCCTCGATGCGCACCGGCCCATCGGCGGTGCTCAGCATCAGCCGCACGTCGTCGCTGGCCACCGCGCCCAGCGCATCGCGGAAATATCGACCATCGAACCCCCAGGTGATCGCCGGCCCGCCATAGACGCAGGGCACGTCCTCGCAGGCCTCGCCCAGCTCGATCGACGTGGCCGAAAGCGTCAGCCGGTCTTCATCCGCCTCGATCTTCACCGCCCGGCTCTTGCCATCAGCGAGCACCGCCACGCGCCGCAGCGCGCCGAGCAGCGCTTCGCGGTTCACCGTCAGCCGGTTCGGCGGCGCATCCGGAATCACCCGCGTGTAATCCGGGAACGTGCCGTCGATCGCCTTGGCTTGGATCACCAGCGTTGCCCCAAAATCATTGGCGTCGGGCATCGGCAAGGTAAACAGCAGCAGCTTGCCCTCCGACCCCATGCTCACGCCCACGTCGCCATCTTCGGGCACGCGCCCCAGTTCCTTGGCCAGAACAGCCACCACCTGGCGCGGCACGATCACGTTCGGCGCGCCGAGCGACCCCTCCGGCGCATCGATGGCGAGCCGCGCCAGGCGGTGCCCATCAGTGGCGGCAAGGCGCAGGTCCAGGGCGCCGCCTTCGCTGACGGGATGCAGATAGATGCCATTCAGATAGTAGCGCGTTTCCTCGCTGCTGATCGCGTGGTCGATGGCCGCAAAGGCATCGGCGAGCGCGGTCGCCTTCATGTTGAATTCGGTCGGCCAGTCCGCCGGCGCCGCCATCGGAAACTCCGCGCTGGGCAGGCCCTTCAAGGTCCACCGGCTGCGCCCCGCGGTCACCTTCACCGGTCCGCCCACGGTAGCGCTGGCCTCCTCCATAGCCTCGATCGTCACCATCGCATCGGCATCGACTTCGCCCAGAATGCCGAGCAGCGGTTTCGCCGGCACGCAGACAGCAAAAGCCCGGATCGAGCCGCGCCAATCTTCGGAGTTCGGCTCCCGATCATCCGTCGCCAGATCGCGCGTCGCCCAGATATCGAGGTTCGTCGCGGCCAGAGTCAGCACACCGTCGCCCGCCTGCACCAGAACCATGCTGCAGATCGGGATGGTGTTCTTCGCAGCTACGACTTGCGCGATATCGCCCAGCGCCGCTTTCAGGCTGCCCGCCCGGATGCGAAAGGCCGAGCGGCGCCGATCAGCCCCCTTCTTCGCCGCCGCGCTCATGCCGCACCTTCAGCGGAATCGGCAAAGCCGCTCGTCTCCAGATGCCCGTTCGTATCGAGCGAAGTCGAGACACCCTGAACAAGCGCCGCCTCGCATTCGGCATCGCCGATATGCAGGCATTGCTCGATCATCTCGATCTCGATATCGATCTGCTGCACCGTGCGCGCTGCGCGATCGGCATCCTCTGGATAATTCTTCGCCACCATTTCGGCTGCCCGGCGACGCTTGCGCAGGAAGGCAACCACATCGGCTCTCTCGCTGGCAGCGGCACCGACCGCCAGCGCGACGGCGGCATCGCTTACGGCGGCGAGAAACTTCTCCATCGCCTTGGCCAGGATTTGAGTATCCATTGCTTGCTCGCTCACGCCGCGCGTCCTTTCATCTCAAGCCCCGGCAGCGGTGCGCTGCCCGGTTCGTCCGCCGTCCACCGGCCTGTTTCCACGATGCGCACGCGGCGAAAGCTGCGCCCGGCGCCGCTCAGCACCACTTCGATGCGGCCTTCCTCGGCCAGCGTCTTCACCCGGTATCGGGCCGCATCGGCATCCCGCAGGCCCGCCGCCTCGGCCAGCGCGGCGTTGCTCGGGCAGGGCAGGCCCAGGTTGGCCGCGCGCACCAGCGTCATGTAGATCTTGCCCGCCTCGGTCTCGCGCCACTCGGCATCGGCGCTAACCCGGCTGCGGCCGCGTTCATCGGCCGCCGCGCGCAGGTTCGGCCGCGCCCGCTGGAAGCAATACTGAAACTGCCCGGGCGCCAGCTTGACCTGAAACGGCAGCGCCTCGCCGGTGCGGATCCATTCGTCGACCAGCAGCTTCACCGGATGGCGATGATCGATCGCAGGTCCCGTCGCATAGATCGCCCGCGCCCCTGCCGAAGCGCCCGCAAACCACTCCTCAAGCTGCGCCTGGTCGACGTAGCTGGTCCCCGCAAACGCGCCCTTCATGCGGCGTTCCTTAGTGGCTCTGCTTCGCTGCGCTCCGCAACCGCGAAATCCACCGGCATCAGCGAGGGGATCGGGTGGCGCTTCTCGACTTCCTTGCCATGAATATCCGCGCCAGGGGTGATCTTGACAAACATTGTCGACGGCCAACCCCGCCCTTGAATTTTCGGAGAACAGCCCTTCAAGATTAGCGCACGCTCGCCGCCCAGCCTCTTAACTGGGCGCCCCACCCCTTCGACAAAGTACATCCGCCCAAGCGTCAGTCTTTTTGAAACCTGACCCGGCCAGAATGGATGCGTGAGCCGCACACACAACGCCAGATCGCCGACCGCCCAATCGTCCCGCCCCTCGCTCACCGCTTTTCCTCCCCACGCAGCTTCAGCAGCGCGCCCCGCAGCCGCGCGCTCGCGCGATCGAGATCGTCTTGTTCGCGCAGCACCCGGTCGATTTCGGCATCGTCGAGCGCGCCATCTTCCAGCCCGCTGCGCATCGATGCCGAAACGTCGCCAAGCTCGTGCATCAGCGCCAGCACCATGCCCGGCAGCGTATCGGCATCGGCCAGCGTATCGATGTGCGGCACAAACAACCCGCCCAACTCGCGCGCCAGCGCGGCGGTGATCGGCGGCAGCTTGCCCTGCGCCACCGCCACTTCATCAAGCGCCAGCGCCAGATCGAGCGAAGGGAAGGCAGGGCTGGCCAGATTGTTCCAGTCCCCCGCCACGCTGCGCCGCCGGTCTGCCGTCGCCGCAGCGCCATCGATCCCGCCGCACAGCGCGATCGCGGCGCGCACGCCGCGCTTGATCCGCGCCAGCGCCGCCATCAGCACAGCCCCCCCTCAGCGACGCCGGACAATTGCCCGTCTTTTCCGGTCGAACCGTGGCCTGCATCGGCGCTATCAGCAGCGCCATGAAGCGGAACCCACTCCACCCCCCGCGCCCGCGCCACGATCGGATTGAGCGTCGATGCGTCGATGGTGCCCTCGGCAAGTTCTTCGATCGCCATGGCCACTTCGGGCGAAACAGACTTGAGGCCGCGCTCGACCAGCGAAACGCTGCCCTTGGTTTGCAGCCCGATTCGCGCGCCGAATTCTTCCTGCGTCAGCCCGAGCCGATTGCGCAGCGCCACGATCGGCGGCACGATTGCGCTGTCAGATACGGGCGGTGAGCATGGAGTGTCTGTCTGCTGTGCCATGGCCCAAGAGTTTGCATATCGCAAACTACTTGGCAAGCCCCCAAGTTTGCATGCAGGCTAACGCAGCTGCGGACAAAGTTTGCCATACTGCAAACATGGCCCACAGTCGTCCGAAGCAGAACGTCGCCTGGCACCTTGCCGCCTGGATGGATTCGCTCCGCGCGACGCAAGCCGACATGATGGAGCGCGCCGGGTGGTCAAAGACCACGGCATCGCTGCTTTACAATGCCCGGCAGGATCTTTCCTCAAAGCTGATCAGAGAAGCGGCTTTCGCGCTTAACATCGAACCCTTCGAACTGTTCATGCTGCCCGATCAGGCGATGGCGCTTCGCCGCCTGCGTGATTATGCCCTGCGGATCGCTGCTGACAAAGGCCAGATCTGGGGCAATTTTCCACCGGATGAGGCTGCAGCAGCCACTGGCTGATCATCGCCTCGGAATGGCGAGCAGCACCACAAACAGCACCACCACGATCAACAGCGCCGAACCCACGCAACCCATGCAGCTTTGAAAGCTGTTCGGTGGAGGCTTGGCATAAGGCCCCGCCTGCCACCCCGGCGGCCGCTGCCCCGGTATGAACAGTTTCGGCCCCGGCTGCACGCCAAATCCCGCCCAATCGATCAGCTTCTCGACCCACGTCAGTTCCTGCTCGCCCGGCGGTTCCGCACGAGCCGGCGCCCTGTGCTCGATGATCTGGCCCAGTGCAGCCGACGTCCGGCTCTCCGGCCGAGGTTTGTCAGGCACAGCGACGCCTGCACGCTCTGCCGCAGCCTCCTTGCCGGTCCATACATCGAGCAGGACGCCAAGGCTCGGCTTGCCCGGCCCGCCGCCGACAATCGCGCGGACCCGCGCCAGCACGTCCTCGCCTTCCTCGGCGATCAGGCGCTGCAGCCAGCTGTCCCGCGGTACATAGCCGACCGTGCGCCCCACCACATCGCGCGCCACAACGGCCATTGGGTCGAACGTATTGGACGGTTCATGCTCGAGCTCGATCGGATCGCCTTGCCGCAACCGCTTCACCGCCGGTTGATAGTTCGATTCGCCCACCAGCTCGATGCTGTACCGCCCCATTTACTTGCCCCCTCGCAAAGCGGCGGCAAGATGCCGTCCGCATAGCGCCCTTGCAATGTTGGATTTCGCGCAGCAGCTTGCCGCACCGCAGGTCGATTCGCACGTCCGCAAACGTCCAATCCGGTCCAGTTTGCTCTATGCAAACTTAGCGATTGACATTCAGTTTGCGAATTGCAAACAATGGCCCCCGTTCAACACGGGAGGCCCAAGTGCTCAAAGTCTCTGCAGCGTTCCCCAACCCCGGCGCCACCGCTTACGTCTCGCCCCACGGTGAGGCCGTCCGCATCATCCAGGCGAACGCCGATGGCAGCTACATCGTCGCCCGCCAGCGCCACCCCGCCATGTACGGCAGCGCCAGCGACACCTACCGCGCCGAGCCCGATGCCATCCACGCGACCGAGGAAGCCGCGATCGGCCTGAAGCCCCGCCGCAAGCGGAGGGCCGCGTGATGGACGATCTGCGCGAGAGCATTCGGATCGAACTGATCAATAGCCCTGAGACTGCAGACTTCATGGCAGCAGTTCCGCTCGAGGCCGCGCATCAGCGTGAGCGCTGGGGCTCCGAACATGACGCTGGCAAGACGCCGCTCGATTGGTTCTGGCTGATTGGATATCTTGCTCAAAAAGCTGCCGATTCTGCCGCACGCGGCGACGTAGAGAAGGCAAAGCACCACTGCATCAGCACGGCTGCAGCCTTGGCGAATTGGCATGCCAGCCTTACCGGCACCAGTCAGTTTATGCGGCCGGGACTTTCCGCAGAAGTTCAAGCTGCAGCGTTGGGCGAAGGTCAACTTACTCGCGCCTTGAAGGGCGCCGCGAAGTGACCGTCCTCTCGCTCCCCCAGCTCGCCGCCGAGCAGTTCCGTCGCCGCCAGACCAAGGCCCGCGCCGTCGTCGCATCCCGGCAGATGAGCACGGCGCAGGCCGAGGCGCACTTGCGGCCTTGGCTGGCGATCGCCTGCACCCTCGGCGCCGATCTGCCCGAGCTGGTCGGCCCCTTCGAAAGCCGGGAAGGCAACCGCTGGCTCGCCGCCGATGATGTGTGCCCGCGCAAGGTCTGGGCCCCGCTGCTCGCCGCCGCGCGTGACAACGCGATGGACCGCCTTCATCTCGATGAAAGCGAAGAGGCCATCGGCAACGCCGCCGCCCTGCTGCGCATCGCGCTCGCGCTGGCCTACGATCCGAACGGTCATCACGTCCCCTGCTACCGCGCCGATCTGCGCCAGGCGCGGGCTGCAGCCCAGACAAGAGAGCTGGCAGCATGAAGGCGTATATCTTCATCATCGGCTTTGCCGCGCTCTACATGATCGGCGTGCTGGCCGAAGCCATCGGGCGCACCCCGGCATGATCACGCCGGACCCCGAACCGCTGCCGCCGATCCTCACCTCGGTCTGGCTCCCGGTCACCGCCGCGCTCCTCGCGCTGCTTCTCGCGCTGCGCGTCTTCATCCAGTTCCAGGGAGGCTGATCGATGCAAACCATCCTGATCATCACCGCCGCCATCGCCTTCATCTGCGGCGCGTCCGTCGGCACCGTACTCGGCGCCTGGTGGGCGACGCGCGGGGAATGATGGTCATGGCTGCCTTCAAGCCGCTGGCACCGATCAGCCCGCCCACCCCGCGCGTCACGCCACTACTCAAGAGCGATCCCGGCGCGATCTCGCGGGCAGAGCGCGATGCGCTGCGCCGCCACATCGCCGATCTGCCGAACCCGGCCGTCTATGCCGAATGGCTGGCGCTGGCCGATCCGCATGCCGCGCAGCTGCTCGTGAATCCCACCACCTGCATCCGCGGCACCAGCGCTGCCGATCAGCGCGTCGCCGCGGCGCTTCGTCCCTATGGCCTGTGCGAAATGCGCGGCACCGGGATCACCGCCTTCGGCACCGCCGTCCGCCGCCGCCTTCTGGAGCTCGAGATATGAACGCTTCTCCAAATCCCGCTCAATTCAAGCGCGGCGCGCAAGTTGGCGCGCCGCCCAGCCTCGAACAGATCCCCGTCGATCGCCTGCAGGTCGATGCCGCCTATCAGCGCGCCACAGATAGCGCCGGTTCGCGCAAGATCATCAACGGCATGGTCAAGCGCTGGGATTGGTCGCTTTGCCAGCCTCTGGTGGTCGCAAGGCGGAGCGACGGCGCGCTTTACATTCTCGATGGTCAGCACCGCCATGCGGGCGCGACCGAGCGCGGTGATATCCCCTTCCTGCCTTGCGTGGTCCTCTCCAGCCTCGGCCATGCCGATGAAGCGCGCACCTTCGTCGAACTCAACACACGCCGGCAGAAGCTGACCCAGGCTCAGGTGTTCCACGGCATGCTCGCCGCCGGCGACGACAACGCGAGGCTCGTGCTGCAGCTGATCGAGGAAACCGGATGGCGCGTGCGCACCCACAGCAACACCGCCGCCTATGGCGCGGGCGATCTCGAATGCGCGCCGATGCTGGTCAAGGTGGTCGCGGCGAAGGGCGGCGACCCCGTGCGCTTTGCACTCACGGTTCTGCGCCTCGCCTATCCCGATACCGCCGTCCGCCAGACGTCAACGATGCTGAAGGCGCTGCTCGAGATCTTCGACAACCCGGACCATGGGTTGACGGCGACCGGCCTTGCTTCGCTGATCGGATCGGTGCCGCCCGGCAAATGGGCAAGCCGCGCCGCCGTGCTGCAGGAACAGCGCCCGAACTGGTCACGCGTCACCGCGCTGGCAAAGGCGATCATGGCCGAAGCGACGGGTGAGGAAGCGGTCACGCCACCCCGCAGTGCGCCCGCGCCTATGCCGCCAGCACCCACCCCCAGCACCGGCGACCCCGCGATCGCCGTGCGCAGCAGGCCGCAGACGGCGCTTGCCCCGGCGCAGCGCCCGCGCGCCGCCTCCGCACCCTCGCCCTTCGGCACCACCGGCAAGGGCTGGTGCGAACAGTGCCAAAGCCTTCGCAGCCGGGAACACGCAGCCGCCTGCAGCAGTCGCTTCTGCAAGCTGCGTCCGCACACCTGATCCCCTTTCGAAAGGAACCGCCACCATGGCCACCCAGCCCACATCGCTGCTCGACTTGCCTCTCAATTCCCTGATCCTCTCCGCGCTCAACGTCCGCCACACCGAGCGCGATGCCGAGATCGCGAGCCTCGCCGAGGATATCGCCGCGCGCGGTCTCAAGCAGAACCTGGTCGTGGTGCCTGCGCATTTTTCGACGGGCGAGGCTCGCCCGGTTGCGGAGCGCAGCGAAGCAGAGCCAACCGGAAAAACCGACTGGCAGGACAAGTGGGAAGTGATCGCCGGCGGGCGTCGGCTGCAGGCCATGCAGCTGCTGCTCGCCGATGGCCGCTTGCCCGTCGATCATCTGGTCCCTTGCCTGATCGAAGACCGCGCCGACGCATCGGAAACCAGCCTTTCCGAAAACCTGCACAAGGTCAGCATGAACCCGGCTGACGAGTTCGCCGCCTTCCACGCGATCGTCGAGCAGCGCCGCGCCCAGGGCGAGCCGGAAGACGAAGCCATCGCCTACACCGCCCGCCGCTTCGGCGTGACGGTCAAGCACGTCCAGGGCCGTCTGCGCCTCGCCACCCTCGCGCCCGAGATCCTCGAAGCCTTGCGCGCGAACGAAATCACCCTCGATATCGCCAAGGCCTACGCCGGCACCAGCGATCACGACGTGCAGCGCACCGTGTTCAAGGCCGCGAAGAAATCGCCCTATGCGCTCACCGCCAAGGATATCCGCAATCGCCTGCGCGGCGTCACCTGCAGCCTCGATGATCCGCGCATGGAATTCGTCGGGCTCATTGCCTACCGCGCCGCCGGCGGACGCACCGAAACCGAGATGTTCATGGGCACCGAAGGCGAGGAACGCGTCGTCGACGTCGCGCTGCTCGACAAGCTCGTGAAGGAAAAGGGCGAGGAACTGGCCGCCGCTGCCGCAAAGACCGATGGCTGGAAATCCGCGATCTTCACGTTCAGCTATGCCTATTCGGTCAAGAAGCCCGAAGGGTTTGCCATGAGCTGGGGTGGCGCCGATCAGCTTTCGAAGACCAAGCGCAAGCAGTGCATCGCAATCTACATCGCCCGCGGCGATGGAATCGAACTGCAGGCGCACCTTGAGCCGATGAAGCCCGCTGAGGAAGCACCGCGCCGCGACTGGGAAGCCGAACGCCGCGAGCATGAGCGCGAGATGCGTATCACGCGCAGCGCTGCCCGCCTCGCCGCGCGCGAGGTTCAGCCCGGACTTGCGGAGATGTTCATCGCCTCGCCCGAATCCCTGATCTGGCCAACCGGCTATGCCGCACCTGTCGAGCGCGACGACGACGAAACTTTTGTGCTGGTCACGCTGCAGATCCGTTTGCCCGTCTCCGAGCTGGAAGCGCGCCGCGAGGAAGCCACCCGCCTGATCGAAGCTGCCGAGGCCGTCGCCGACGAAGCCGACGAAGACGACGATCGCGAGTTCAGCGAAGAGGAAGCGGAGGCCTGAGCGATGGAGACTCGCTCGTGCGCTGTTTGCGGCTGCACCGATGCCGCCGCCTGCACCGATGATCTGCGCGGCGCATGCTGGTGGGTCAGCGAAAGGCTGTGCAGCCACTGCGCCCAGCCCGATGCCCGGCGCGGCCTCGCCCTGGTCGCGGCCAGCCAGCTTTCCGAAGTCGTGGCAGAGCTGCTGCGCTTCGCCCGCGAAGGCGATCAGGAAGCCTTTGGCCCCTTCGCGCTCGATCCGGCCGAGAACACGGCCGACGCCCTGCGCGCCATCCTGCGCATCGAGTGCGCGACCATGCACTCGCCAGGCGCGCTCGATCCCGATGAGCACGGCCAGCTCATTTCCGCGCTTGCCCGCTTTTTGGATGGCTGGGCATGAACCTCGCCGCCGCCTTGCCCCGCCGCGATTACCGGCTCGTGCTGATGGATCCGCCCTGGCGCACCGTGCTCTGGTCCGGTGCCCAGCGCACGCCCACGCAGAAGCGCGGCGATGATCACTATCCCACGATGTCGGCCGAGCAGCTCGCCGCGATGGACGTCGCCGCGATCGCCGCGCCCGATGCGGTGCTGGCGATGTGGACGCTCGGCAGCCATCTGGATCAGGCGCTCGCCCTCGGCCGCGCGCTCGGCTTCGTCTACGTCACCGATCTGTTCTACTGGGTAAAGCAGCGCCAGCTGCGCCCCAACCAGACCGATCTGTTCACCGATGATGTGGTCGCGCCGCCGATCGGCATGGGCAAGTACACTCGCAACCAGGTCGAGCCCTGCCTGCTGTTCAAGCGCGGCAAAGGCGTGAAGCGCGCCTCGGCCAGCGTCCGCCAGTTGATCGTCGCCCCCCGGCGCGAGCACAGCCGTAAGCCGGCCGAGCAATACGAACGCCTCGAGGCGCTGTTCGGCCCCGTGCCCCGCGCCGAGATCTTCAGCCGCACCACGCGCCCAGGTTGGGACGCCTGGGGCAACGAAACCGGCAAGTTCGAGGAAGCCGCCGCCTGATGCGCTGCGGCCACTGCGAACCCGATTACTGCGCCTGCGCCGACTTCTACGCCGGCAGGATGGCTTTTTGGAAAGGTGAGATCATGCCCGAAGCCGATGAATGCCCCTGCGCTGCGTGCCAGGCCGACATCGCGCGCACTGATGTGGTGGAACTCGTGGAGGCGGCAGCGCGGGCATTGCACGAACTGGACGCGGTGATTGCTCTGGTGTCGCACCAGATAACGTTCGCCGACATGGGCAAGGTTGCCGAGCGCCTTCGCGCCGCACTCGCCAAAGTTCAGCAGCCATGAGCCTCACCCTGCGCGATTTCCTCCGCCTCAATTTCGGTTGGTACGGTCTCGAAGACTGGCACCCCGCCGACCTGCGATTCTGAAAGGATGGCCATGGCCGACAACACCAAAATCGAATGGGCCGACGCCACGGTGAACGCGGTTAACGGCTGCTCTGTGGTCTCGCCCGGCTGCACGAACTGCTATGCCATGCGCCTCGCCGGCACGCGCCTGAAGCATCACCCCTCGCGCGCAAGCCTGACGCAGGAAAGCAAGGCCGGGCCCGTCTGGACAGGCGAGGTGCGGTTGAACGAAGAGGCGCTCCTGCAGCCCCTGAAATGGAAGCGCCCGCGCCGGATCTTCTGGAACGCGCATGGCGACCTGTTCCACGATGCCGTGCCCGACGCATGGATCGACCGGGTCTTTGCCGTCGCAGCGCTCACCCCGCAGCACACGCACATGATCCTGACGAAGCGCTCGAAGCGGATGCGGGAGTACATGTCAGCACTCGTCGACACCTTTCACGCCTCGCCAGACAGCATGGATGAGCGCTTCGGAAACCTTTGCGTCGAATTGACTTACTCGCCATGCGCAGCTGGGGCATTTGAGGAGGTCAACTGGCCGCTCCCCAACGTCTGGCTTGGCGTCAGCGTCGAGGACCAGATCCGCGCCGACGAGCGCCGGGAGGACTTCCGCGCCACGCCAGCGGCGGTGAAGTTCGTCAGCTATGAGCCTGCGCTTGGCCCAGTTGACTGGGTGGGTTGGAGCTTCGTTGACCAGATCATCGGCGGCGGCGAGAGCGGGCCCAAGGCGCGGCCATCGCATCCGCAGTGGTTTCGCGGCACTCGCGATTGGTGCGCCGCGAATGGCGTTGCGTACTTCCACAAACAGAACGGCGAGTGGGCACCAGCCATTCCCAAGCCATCCGAAACACCCGGTCGCTATGCCATGATGGCCAGAGATCCGCATGGCTGGTCCTATGAAAACCCGGTGCTACTCGACCACTACCCACGCCAATTCACACAGTTCGGATCGATCGTTCTGGAAAAGGTCGGCAAAAAGCGCGCCGGGCGCCTGCTCGATGGCGCTGAACACAACGGAGTCCCAGCATGATCGCCACGCTCGCCTATGCCGCCGCCGCGCTGTGCCTTTTGCCTAGGGTTCACGATGGCGATACCATCCACTGCGCCGGCCCGGGCGGCACCGTGGAACGCATCCGCATCAGCGATATCGATGCGCCCGAGCTGCCCGGCTCGCCACGCTGCGAGATTGCCCGCGTGCGCGAGCTGGCGCGCAGCCGCAACCCGGCCTGGTGCGATACCGCCCGCGGCGAACAGGCCCGCGCCGCACTGGTGGCGTTCCTCGCCAGCGGCCCGGTGATGATCCGCCGCCTCGGCCCCGATCACTACGGCCGCACCCTCGCGCTCGTCTCGGTAAACGGCCGCGACGCCGGCGCCTGGCTGCGCCAACAGGGCCTCGCCCGGAGGTGGCGGTGATGGCTATGGCCCCTTGGCTTGATCCTGATCGACGTGACACTGCGTGCCGTTCGTGCAAGCACGGTTGGTTTCCGATCATGCCCCCAGCGATGTACGGCTCTTATGAGCCAGAATGTCAGCGGCCAATTGGAACAAGGCTCGATCCGGTCTGGGGCAATACAACCACGTACCTCAGCGTATCGTGCAAATATGAGCGCCGCAGCGCGCACAGCTTCTTTGGTCGCGTAAAGTGCGGCCCATCCGGCCGCTTTTTCGAAGCTCGACCACCGATGACACCGCCTCCACCACCGAGCAGCAAATGACCGCCCCCGTCCGCATCCGCCTTTCGCGCGCCAAGGGTTGGCGCCTGCCCGAAGGCGCGGTCAATGTCGCTCGCCCCGGCAAACTGGGCAACCCGTTCATCGTCGGCCGGGATGGCACTCGCGAGCAGTGCGCCGCGCTCTACCTTTCGCTGCAGCGCGGGTTCATCGGATTTGCCGACAAGGTGACGCCCGAAGAACAGGTCCGCGCCTTTCGCGCCCTACACCGCGCACTGCCGGACCTGAAGGGCAAGAGCGTGGCCTGCTGGTGCGCGCTCGATGGCGGTGCCTGCCACGGCGATATCATCCTTGCCGCCGCAAACCCCGAACTGCCGATGCCGGAATGGCTGGCCAAGGGCATCGAGCTACCGCGCGTCCGCCTCGGCATGCACATCGCCGACTATGAACGCGAACTGCGCAAGGCTGCAAAGCGCAAGCAGGCCACCCCGAGCCGCCCATGAGACCGCGCAAGCTCGTCCAGGATGCAGAGATCGAGCGCGTCATCACGCTCGCCCAGCGCCTCGGCCTGCCGATCGGCCCTATTGAAGTATCCACCACAAGCGTCACGATCCACCCGCCTGCGAATCGGGAACTCGGCGCTTATGACAAGTACAAGAAAGCGAGCGAGGCAGGTGACCGGACTTCACATCGTCGCCAAGCGTAAGCGCGGGCTCGTCCGCTACTATGTCTATGCCTGGCGCGGCGGGCCGCAGATCCACGCGCAGGATGATGTCCGCCCCGCGATCACCATGCAGCTCGTCGCCAAGGCGCAGGCCGCGCGCGATCAGGCTCGTGGCATCGATCCCGATACGCTCGAGGCGCTGATCACCGAATACCGCGCCAGCCCCGATTTCACGCGCCTCGCCCCATCCACGCAGCGCGACTATCGCCTGTGGCTCGATCGGATCTCGGCGAAGTTCGGCGATGCGCCGATCGATGCCTTTGACGATCCCCGCATGCGCGGCGATATCCTCGCCTGGCGCGACGAATGGGCAAAGCAGCCGCGCACGGCCGACAAGGCGAGCGTGATGATGGCAACGCTGCTCGGCTTCGGCGTGGAGCGCGGGCGACTCACTGTGAACCGCGCCGCCGGCATCAAGCAGTTGCACAGCGTCAACAAGGCAGACGAAGTGTGGGAAGATCGTCACTGGGCGGCGCTGGCGAAGGCCAAGGCGCCCGCGCACCTGATGGACGCGCTGCGCCTCGCCAGCTTTACCGGCCTGCGCCTCGGCGATCTGGTGGCGCTCGATTGGAGCCAGGTCGGCGAGAAGGCGATCATCCTCACCACGCACAAGCGCAAGGGCAGGGCGGTGATCCCGATTTTCCCCGAACTGCGCACGCACCTAGATGCACGCGAGCACCGCACCGGCAAGGTGCTGCGCAACAGCCGCGGGGCAGGGTGGACCGAAAGCGGCCTCGGCAGTGTGTTCCAGAAAGCCAAGCCCGAAGGCTTCGACCGCACCATGCACGATCTGCGCGGCACGTACGTGACGTGGCTGGCGGTAAAGGGCCTGACCGATGAACAGATCGCCCGCATCGTCGGATGGACCGCCAAACGCATCGCCGAAATCCGCGCCCGCTACGTCGACGAAGCCCGCGTCGTGATCTCCCTGATCGAGCGCCTGAGCGCGTGAGCAGCATCAGAGGGAGTTGATGTGCTCAATCTCTGCCAGAATTTCTGGGTGTGGCGCAAACCACTCACCATGAAGCCGGTGGGCTGAAAATCTGCTGTGGTAGGCCTGCTCCATCAAAAGGTTCCCCGGCCGAGCCGCAAGGATCGAAAGCTTGATCGGACTTGCCACCTGCAGCATTTTTACCCGCGCCTGCACTGAGCCAGCGATGCCGATTTTGATCGCTATCGAAGCGTCACCAATGAAGTAGACGTACCTCTGCGCGCCAGTCGTCTCAAGGGTTCGGTCAAAGGCCTGATCCCAAGATGAGACCGGCGCCACTGGCTTCGGATCAACACGACAAATGCGCCCCGTATCCGCATCAAAATGGCCAAGAAGCTTTCCATTGGCATAGATGGGTGGATGGTTCAAAGCAGACGCTTGCTCGGTTTACACCGCAACCTAAGTATTTGATCTGTCTGCACCATAAAACGCGGCAGTTTACAGTCAAGTAATTGAGGGACTTGGATTACACGAGAAATCATAATCCGCGTGTCGGGGGTTCGAGTCCCTCCTCCGCTACCAGATTTCAATCACTTAGCTAATGGTCCGAGAGGCGGTTTACAGTCGAATGTAAACTTGTTGCCGGAAGGGTGCGCCATGACGATGCCAGATGACGAGCTTTTGCAGCGCCTGCAGGGGCTGTTTAACCGGCTGAAGGACTTCCCCGAAGCTGGGCGGTGCGAGCATGGCGTGCACCTGAAGCCTGATGCCTTTGTCGCGTTTCTGGATCTGCGCCAGCTGGTCGAAAAGGAAGTGCTGCCAGCACTTCACCGGCGCCGTCAGTAGCAGCGCTTGAACCGGGGCGTGATCGGCTGCGAGCCTTTCTGGATCGTCACGGTGCTGCCGCTGCCTTCGGGGCGCACGGTGAAGCTGGCGAGCGTGGCGCCCAGCGGGGACTTTGCCAGCACTACCTTTGCGCCATCACGCTCCATTGCGGGTGCGCCGATCTTGTCTTGCAAACAGAACACCACGTCCTCGGCCGAGCGGGCAGAGTGAATCACGGCGAGCGGCGTCCGGCTTAGCACTGCGTTGGTCGAGGCGCAGCCAGCAAGCGCAAAAGTGAGCAACAAGGCTGATCGCATATCGCCTTCTAGCATGAAGCGAGGCCCCTGCCTATCGGCCCCCTCTGCATTCAGAATAGGCGATGATTGGGGCTGGGCGCATGGGCTTCATGCCGCATCTTTCAAGCAGACCGCGCGCTCGCGCTGGCGGCGCGCGGTGAGGCCCTTGACCGGCCGCAGCACGCCGCCCACGCGCGCCTTGTCCCAGCGCAGGAAGGCATCGCAGGCGGCGCGGATCCGGCCGGCGTCGACCAGCTTGCGCGCGCTCGATCCGCACCAGGCGCCGACACCGATGTTGTAGGCCATCGAGATCGCGGCAAAGCGCACGTTGTCGCGATGCGGCTTGTCGAGCGCGAGGCCGGGCGTGCAGTGCATCACGCCGGCGGCATGCTCCACTAGCGCGGCCTCGAGCAGCGCGGTGCACTGCGCAGGCGTGTAGGTCTGGCCGATCCGCACGCCCCTTGTGAGGCCGTCGCAGGCCGTCGGGATCCCGGCGATATCGAGATAGGCCTTCAGGTACTGCGGGCCTGCGACGTGCGTCACGGTGGCCGTGCCCTCGACCTCAAAGCCGACCTCGACCTTACGGCCCGATTCTTCGGCCGGTACCGCCTTGAACAGCAGGCCCGCGGTGAAGATGCCTACCAGCGCGGCAAGCGTGCCCTTGCGCAGGCGCGAGGGCTGCGGCGGCGGCTCACTGGCCATTGGGCTTGCTCAGGCTCGCTTGCGGCTTCGTACGCGCCCAGATCGGCAACACCGTCAGCACCACAAATGCGCCGATTGCGCGCAGCGGGGCGGGCAGTCCATCAAGGAGCTGCAGCGTCTCGTGCGGATAGCTGACAGCCACGCTGGCGATCGGCCCTGCCACGGCAGCCAGGCGCACGGAATTGTGGCGCGCCCAGAAGCGCACCTTTTCGATCAGGCTCATAGGTTTGGTCCCTTTCAGGTGTCGGGATGATCCGGCGCGTCGGCCGGGAAGGCTTTCTTGAGCACGCTGCGCGCCCGCTCGAGCGCAGGGGCATCGGGTTCATGCCGCTCGACCACGTTCATCACTTCGAACAAGGCCTGCGTAATCGCCATGATCAGCTTGCGATCGTCGCTGCGCTCGTGCTCCAGTTGCGCGATGCGCTTGTCTTGCCGCGCGCCGGCAAGGCCGAGCAGCCACCGCATGAAGCCGAGCGCCGTGACGCTGATGGCCAGCAGCACCCCGCCGCTGGGAAGCATGACGCCGAAGTCGCTGAGCACATGCTCCATGCCGCCTGTTTCGTTCGCCATGTCAGAACGACCGGTTGATTTCGGCGCCGAGAATGCGCCCAAGCCGAGGCCCGCCGCCGCCGTTGCTAGCGGTCGAGGGCGTGGGATGCAGGCCATCGAGCGTCCACGTGACCTCTACAGCCGGCGTGCCAGACGTCGCGCTGGCATTGCCATCGGTCAAAGCGTTGATGCCAGATCGCCCGCGCCAGTCGCAGAACGGAAGCTGATACGCCGCACAGAACGCGCGGATCGCATCGTCCATCTGCTGGCCGGTTACGCCCTGCGCATTGGCCGTGGCATCGGTGACCTTCAAATACCCCGGCGACCCGGCAATCCACACGCGGCCGGAGTAGGTTTTACCGGTGAAACAGACCAGTACGTTCGGGTTCTTGGCATAGGCCTGATCAAGCAGCTTGCGCATCTTGCCAAAAGTCGAATTGGCCGCTGCGCTGTCCGTCACGCTGCCCAGGGGACGTGCTTCCGTACCCCACTCATTGGCCCCTTCGGTGATCACCAGAACGTCGGTTGCGGACAGATCCACGCCCGGCATCGTCGTATCGGCGAGATAGCCGAAGTCCTTGCCGGATTGGCCATTGCTGAAAGACTGCACGCCGCCTGTCACCCGCAGCACTTCGGACTGATAATAGCCGTAGTTGGTAATTGAGTTGCCGAGGAATCCGATTCGCAGGCCTGCGCGCGGCAGCGGCGCATTGCCAGATGCAGGGCGGACACCGTACTGCTCGACCAAAATCGGCGTGTCGGTTCGACCACCGATGTAGACTTTTCCAGCATTGGTCGGGATCGTGAGCTGATACTTGTCATAGGTCGCCGCCGCATAAGCGGGCTCGGCGGAAATGAACGCACCACCCGCCGTGACATAGACGGCCAGCGCCATGCTTGAACCCGAAACGCGCGACGATACCCGCAGCGGCCCCGGCGTGGTGGTGAGGTCCACCAGCGTGTATCGGAAGCCCGTTGCCGCATTGATCGATGCATCGAAGCGGCTGACATAGAAATTGTCGACAGTCGTCAGGCCACCGACCGGATTCCAGCTTTTTGCCAGCTCGATTGAGGCTTCCGCAGATGCGACCCGAGGCCCCAATGTCGCCCCAATCGATCCGACTTCGACCAGAATAGAAGCACTGGTGCGCCCGGTAACGTACATGTTGACCGCGCCCTCGGGCCGCGTGGCAATCGTGGTTGTGCTGACTACACTGGCACCCCCCTGTGCCTCGCGCCCGATGATCTCGCCGATCGCGTTGGTGTAGACGATCTGATACGAGCCAGTACCAGACATGGCGCTGGTGACGCGAATAGCGGCCTCGGCACCTGTCAGCGTGTAGACAGTCCAGCGATAGCTGGCACTGCTGGTCTGGCCGATTTGCGCCCAGAGTGTCGAATTGACGTAAGCCCCATCGGTCACCGTCAACCCGCTGACTGCGGTCCAGCTTTCGACCAGGCTCTTGTTGATGGCCGGGACATTCGGCGCGACGTTCTTGGCGATGTCCCACGCTTCACCGTACTGTGGGTCGAAAGCTCCCGAGGACTGCGAAGGGGCTACGGTCCCCACGCTGGCGAACACGCCCCCGACCTCGAACGCGCCCGACGACGACGAGACGGCTACGTCCATCATCGCAATCGCGCCGCTCGGGATGGCTGAAATCGCAACCGTCACCACCGAAAGCCCGCCCGCAAAGGAGCCGGTGAAGGCTGAGCCCACGGCGGTGCCGCTGGCATCGCGGAACTGAACCGACAGCGACCCACCTGTTGCAGCCGAGTAGACCAGAAAAGACACGCGCATTGCTTCGCCAGCGCGGCGGCCCAAGCGGCTCCAATCCCAACGCTTGCGGAACTGCAATCCGCTGGCCAGTTGCGCG